CGCTTGCCGTGGCTTTATCGAGCGTAACGCCGGTCACGGGGATATTCGGGGTCCCGCTTTCTTCAGCCAGCTCCGGCTTGCCGGTATTGGTGATTTTCGCTGTACGGGTAATGACCTCTTTTGCCGGAATGGCTTTACCCAGGCTGCTGCACCAGCCGCGGAAAACGTCGACGGTACCGTTCGGGTATTTGATTTTGTAATATCGTACTGAGCCATCAATAAACCATGCGACCAGGTCTTTTTGCCCTTCTTCGCCCGGCTTCCAGGCGAGGGTGAACGAGGTATCGCCAGCAGATTTTGCCCCCTGGGCCGTCGCGTTCCAGTCGGCATCCTCGTCGTCGAGGTAAGTGTCATCATACGATTCGGCGGTCATTTCGCCCGGCGTAAGTTCTTTGATTTTCGCCAGGCGATTCCAGTCGATATCAGAGAGTGGGTTAGCGAAAGCGTTACCCGTTCCGGTGTAAAGCCAGAGTGTGGTACCGGCGCCTTTTACGGGTGCCAGCGGGTTAGGAGTAGGCATAAGTACCTCTTAAATTGAATAGGTGATTAAGTACGTGAAATCGACTGAACCCCAGGTGGCCATTTCGTCATCCCTCTGATAGTCATAACCCTGCGGGGTGAACGTCTCGACCAGTTCGTTCAGACCCGGGATGAAGGCCATTGCCGGATACACTTTCTCTTCCATCCAGGAATCAAGCGCGCTGTCGGGGCTGGAGGCTTTAAGAAATACCTCGATGTGAACAACCGCCTGCCACGAATCTTCATCAAGCGAATCGCCGGTGTACTCCGCGTCAGAAAGATAAACAGCCACTGCAGGGAGATCCTGCTCTTCTAAAAAAACAGGGCGCCCGTCAAACCAGATGACGGTGTCGGTGATATCGGCTTTCAGTTTTGCAAGAATGGCTGCACGAATTGCGCTGTGTCTGTTCATCGCTTCAGGTGGATCCTCAGTTGGTTTTTCAGGGCTGCGGAAAGTTCTTTGGGCATATCGCTTTCAATGAGGCGCTTTGAAATAGCGGTAAATGCCACGGTGAGTGGTGTCTCAAGAGGAACTTTGACCACATCAATCGGATAACGGGCCTGACCTACGCGTCGCATGACCTGCCAACGCCCGTTAGAAAGCTGTTGGATAAAAGCGTTACGAAAGGTATAGGGCCCGATTTTGAGGACGCTGCCCGCTCCGTTTCTGGCTCCTTTTTTACGCGAGAGCCGGACGCGCGCTGTGCCGAGCTTTATCGCGGGAAGATTACCGCGGTTGATTTTTATCGACGCGACCGGGCGATCGTGGCGGGCCTTACGCAGACGGGAACGCTGCCGGACCAGACGTACCGGAAGCCCCTTTTTCCGGTTATCATCCACCTTTGCCTCTTTCGCTACAGCTTTGCTCCCCTGGCTTATCGTTCTGCTGGCCACCCGGTTAAGTGCTTTCGCGGTTGCCTCAGGAACGATTAACCGGCTGAGGCTGTTCAGGTTCTGAATAGCCCTTTCCAGTCCTTTCACAGTCATAGCGCCTCCTCATTCGAGATGGATGCGGGGTTTCCCGTTGAACATGTCATAGCGGGTAACGGTCAGGTTCTTACCGTCGTAGTCGACACTGTCGTTTCGGCGTGGCTGGTAAAGCTCAGAGAAAACCACCAGCGAAGTACCCGTTCCCGACAATGGCCCCATTTCCTCGAGCTGCTCGGCGGGAACAACGTCATAGCTGCTGCCATTGATGATCGCTGTCTTTCCCATCTTTTTTATGGTGGCCGCGTCCATGCGCGCCGCCATCCGGTCAAAGGGGTTAGGCATTGATCTTAACTTCAACAACGGTGGTGCTTGCCCCTGCATCTTCCCAGGCGATGCCCGCGGCAACGGCGTCCGTTTCTTCGATCGTGATTTTGCCGTCCTTGATATACACCTGCGCCCCGGCAGTAACCGCATCTGCGGATACTTTTGGCAGGAGGAATACACCCTCAGTAAAACCGTCCCCGGTATCGCCAGCCGGAATATCGGTAATTGCCACCGCGACCAGTTTTCCAACAACAACAGGGTCGCCGCTGTGAACATCGGTTGCACCACCGTTTACCAGAGGGATCGTTTTTCCGTCCTGCGCATAATTCTTAGCCATAATTTCTCCATTCAGCCCCTTGCGGGGCTGGTTCCAGGTATAAAAAAAGCCCTTACGGGCGTCTGTTTGTCAGGACTGTTTTTTACTGACCAGAGGATTTGGTCATGCCGCGATAGTCCAGCGGTGCAACACCGGCATCAATACGCACTTTCGTGGCGATACCATCAGTGGTGAAGCCTTCCTGCTGATCGATGTACGGCGTGTCGACGCCATTGAGATAAGCGACCTCAATAGTGTCGGTGCCCTTCGCGGCAGCCAGATACCAGGCTTTCGCATCAGCTTCATCCAGGCGTGGTTCGGCAATAACTTCTGCAAAGTTCTGGATAGGGTTAACGATCCCGGCATTGATGTCTGCACCTTTAACACTGGCCGACTTGATGGTCTGATTTGCCAGAGTTTCCAGGGCGACGGGCACCAGCATGTAGGCCGGACGGATATTCAGGGTTCGCTCCCCCTCCTTCTGCAGACGCATCAGCTTGCGCGATTCGTCCAGGCTGGCCACAGAAATTGCGCCCGAGCTCAGGTTCTTGTGATCGGCATGGAACAGCGCCTTTCCGTCTGAGAGTTTCGGGTTTTTGGTCAGAATGGCGTAAACCAGATCGCCAATCGTTGCTTTCGCCGCGCGCCCCATCTTCATCGGTACGTCGGTAAGCTGGTTCAGATCGTCGTTGATGATCGCCTGGCGGGTTACTGAGAAGATTTCACCATACGTGGCAAGCGCGATGGTTTCGCCTTTGTCACTGGTAGTGATGTACTTGTACTCAGCCCCTTCGCGAACCTGTCGCAGAGAAGGAAAGCCCCCCATACCGACACGATGCGCCGTTTTGAAGTCCGACAGCTGGCCTTTTTTGGTCCACTGTTCGAAGGTTTCCTGCGCCTCGTCCCAGCCCTGAATCAGCGCTTTGTTCGCAACATCAAGCAGAATGTTGCCAAAGTCAGAGGTGCTGTGGGTCAGCGCCAGGCCAACCATCTGCATCGGGTTGTAGCTGGCCACGCCGATACCTTTTTCTGTCAGGGCCATACGCGCATACTCGCGCAGCGTCATACCGTTATAAACGTTATCCCGCTCCTGACCTTCGAACCCGGCACGCGCCATCAGTGCCTGGCGAATACCATCCGCGACGAAGTTACCGTTGCCCGCATGAATATGCGGCTGGGTGGTTTTATTGGACGGCGTGGCCATTTTACCGAGTTCTGCCAGCAGCAAATCTTTCGCCTTATCGACGGAGCAATCAGGGTCGGCCACACACTGATTCTGCAGTTCCATGTGCTTATTGCCGAACATGGCAAAGAGATCGCCGATAGCGTTAACACGGGCTTTCTGCTCAGCCAACACCTGCGTGCGGATCGTATTTTCATCCGGTGCCGGGTCTGTTTTTGCCTGCGGTGCCTGAGGCTGGGTAATAACCGGGTCACGCTGGGTAGTGTTGCGCGGCGGGGTGATCATGTTGCGAATGCTTTTTGGCATTTTTTCAAATTCCTCAATACGTTTTGAATGAATACAGGCCATAGCCTGAAGGGATGGTGTCACCTGGTCGGCAAAACCCAGTTCAAGGCACTCGCTGCCGTTCATCCAGGTTTCGTCCTCCAGCATTGCCGCAATTTCTTCGGTGGATTTTCCGGTTTTCTGCGCATAAGCCGGGATCAGAACGGATTCAACCTTGTCGAGAAGATCCGCATAGTCGCGCATATCGCTCGCGTCACCACCAGCAAACCCCCAGGGCTTATGGATCATCATCATCGTGTTTTCAGGCATGATGACCGGATTGCCTACCATCGCAATCACCGAGGCCATGGAGGCCGCCAGACCGTCGATATGCACGGTAATCGCCGCGCCGTGGTGCTTCAGCGCGTTATAAATAGCAATACCGTCGAAGACATCACCACCGGGCGAGTTGATATAAAGGTTGATGTGGGTGACATCCCCAAGTGCCCGGAGATCATTGACGAACTGTTTCGCCGTTACGCCCCAGTACCCGATTTCGTCATAAATAAAAATGTCGGCCTCGCTGTTATTGCTGGCCTGCATGCGGAACCACGAATTACTTTTTGCGCTGGCTTTCGGACGGTGGCGCGCCCGGTTCTTTGGCTTCGGCACTGGTGCCTCCTTTATCATTGGCGGGGTCGGTGTCAAACACCAGGCCCTGTTCACGGTTCTCGTCAACCTCCGCTTTACGGCGTGACTTAACATCATCCGGGTTGCGACCGCTGGCACGTATCCAGTCGGATTCAGTAGCAGCACCGCCGCGGATCTGGGTTTTCCAGGCATTCGCTTCTTTAACGGGATCAATCCACGGCATAACGGGCCCCGAATAAACCGCGTTATAAAGCGAGTCCATATCGATGCCTCTCGGCAGCTTGATTTCTCCGGCAGCAATAGCCATCTTCAGCCAGGCCCGGTACATGGGCCGGGTCACTGAACCGATGAACCAGTCCTGAAGAATCAGATATCCGTCGGTTGACTCGACAAGCTCCTGCCGCTGGGCACTGTACGTTCCGTTGTAGTTTCTGGATGTGCTGGAAAAGCTGAGGCGACTGCCGGCGGACACGGCACGGAGCTGTCCATTACGAAACGACTCGAGGTTAGGGTTCGGGCGATCGGATTTAATCATCCCGATTTCTTCCCCGGCCTGCAGCTCGTCATAGAGCATACCGGGCTGAATCATCAGCTCGCGGTCATCGCTACCGGAATCAGAATCGAAGCTCTGTCCGTCGCCTTTTTTGATATACATGCCGAGTGCCGCAGCAATTCTGGCAGCGGTAAGCTCCGAGTCCTCGTACTCTTTCAGCGCGCTCAGACGCATCAGAACACCAGACAAAAGAGACGTTCCGCGGGTCTGGTGCAGGCGTCGGGTGAATTTGAGATGCAGCATGTTCTCTGCATCTATCTCTTTGGTATCGAACTGACGCCCGGATACTGGCAGGCTTTTATAGACCTGATATTTTTTCGGGCGCCCCCAGTTATCGATAAAAACGCCCTGATTGAGCTGGGTGGCGGCATCGCTGTTCATCGGCACGAAGTCCGGCTCCAGCGCTTCCAGCCAGAACGGCACGCCAGCAACCGGCTGAAGACCATTTCCGGTACCGCGAACCAGCTGAGCAAATACCTCACCGTCCCGGAGCCACGTTCGCAGCATCAGCCGCTCCAGCATGGGGCGGGTAAACTGGGTTGTAACATCGGGTCTTACGGACCATTCGCCCCACTTTCTGCGGATATCAGTGGCCAGCTTTTTAGCGATCTTCCCGTTAGTCAGCATCGGATGCGGTTCAACTATGATGCCCTTCGCACCCACCACCCTTTCTTCCAGCTTGTCGAAAACGCCAATCACCAGATCGTGGTTGTTGTCCAGCCAGCGCGCCTGCTGCCTCAGTGAAACCGCCCCCATCTGGCTAAGCTGATCGGCTGAACGATTTTCCTTCTGGGCTTTGTGGGTACGCGTTTGCTTTACCGCCTCATACGCCTTAATAACCGCGCGTGCACGCAGGCGTGAGGCTTTCCAGCCTGGTGAAAACAGGCCAATCGCATCATCTAAAAAACTCATCCAAACCTCGCCAGCCTGTAGCCGGGTCGCCCGCGGCGTTTGTTATTGAGCGTTGCCAGTCGTCGCTCCCATTCCTGACGGCCTTTTCTGATTTCCGACAGGTTTTCGAGCGTCATCTGCTGCCCGTTGAAAGTGATTGATTTCCCCTCCAGAACAGACAGCTCGGCTGCAGCGTAGCGGTCGATCACGTTTTGAATATCTGCTGGATTCACACCCAACCTCCTGACGAAGACCACGGATTAGCCTGCTCGGTTACGGGCTTCTCACGTTTTGGTTTTGATTTAGATTTCGGCGCAGGCGGCGGGGATGGCATTTCGCCAGCTTCCGTCTGCGTGTCCTCGATCCACGTTTCCCGCCGTGCCCACTCAGGAGCTGACGGCCATTTGATTTTTTCGTAACCACTAAGGATAGCGAGCGCGTCGGCATAAACGAGCAGGTCAAATGCTTCGTTTGCGCCCCGGCCGGGCTTACTCCATTTCCCTTCATTCGAGCGTTCCTCATACGTCAGTTCGTCATAGAACCAACTGCCCAGCCAGGCGGGGAAATGCACATAGCCAGGTCCGGGTGAATCACGCCACAGCGCATTATTCACCCGGTCTTTAAGGGCATCGGTCTGGAGAAGATAAAGAGGCACATCACCCGTCGCCTGTGCGCGGCGCGTTGATCTGCCCGTGTTGTCGGGAAACGTTCGCTGGATAAGTTTGCTGCGCCTGACGCTGTCCCCCTTGAAGAGGTAGATACGCTTACCCAGCCCTTCACGACGACATCTGCGCCAGAATTTGTAGGCATTATCCGTCACGCCATCTTCACCCCCTGAGTCCACGGCCATAGACATCAGCCGCATGCCCTTTGACGGGTCAGCTGCGAGTGGCCACGTTTTATCAAAGACGTCGGTGAGTAAAAGATCCCAGTCCTCCGGGTAGCTCGCCGGATCCACCTGTAAGCTTTCCCCGTTGCCGTCGCAGCGCAGCGAATGCCGGATGTTGTAACGGTCAACTATCCAGCGCTCACCCATACTTCCATAACCCGTAATCTGCACAACAAAGCGCCGGTTGCGCCCGGCCTGCACGTCCACGGTTGCAGTGAGAAACTGCACGCCGTCCGGTACCGAACGTTTTGGGACTTCTTCGGCACGCTGCTCAAGCAATTCACTTTTACGCTGCTCCATGCTGGCCCGCGGCAAATAGGGCCTGCCGAAATCGGTGTTGATCACCGTCTTCAGGGTTTCTTCGCTGCGCGTGGATTCATATTCCTGCTCGGCGGTCAGGAACTTATAAATAAGCTGCGCCCAGGTCTGGTAAGCCGCTGCCGGACCTTCCATCCAGAAGGAGGCAATACGGGAACGACGGCCATCACCGCTAACCTGGCCTTTACTGTCGATGGTTTGCCCGTCCCGGAGCCAGACACATTTCATGTTCAGCGCACGCTTCATGTCCGGCGTTATCCTGCCTTTACAGGCAGGGCACTGAAGAAACGCCGCTTCGCTGGCAAGCACAGGATCGCTGCTGTCGCGGTATCCGGTCATATTGTCCATTTCCGGCTGGAAATATTCGCCGCAATGCGGGCATGGCCAGTAAAGACGACGGCGGTCACCACGGTTATAGAGCGATAAAATTCCGGTGGTCGGAGGGGCTTCATGGGGCGTGGAGCGCCGCCATTTTGTGTCTCTGATATCCCTCCCGGGCGAGCTCTCAACCAGGGTCATTCCGGAGGACATGAATGTCGTGGTACGCTTCGATGCCAGTGAAAAAGCATCCCCCTCCCCGTCGATATCTTCCGGAAAGCGGTCATAATCCGTCAGCGCCACACTCTTATAGTCCGAGGACGACATGATATTGACGGATGGCCAGCCCAGCTTCAGATAGTTACCGGCGCGGAATGTACGGTCGTAGACGTTGTTATCGTTACGTCTTGGGCTTAGCCGGGTTTTAACTTCAGGGCTACAGCGAAAAGTACGGTCCAGGCGTTTTTTGGAATGCTCGCGCGCTTTTTCCTCAGATACCTGAATCACAAGCATATCTGCCGGATCGCAGACAATGTTATAAACAATCCAGCCGTCAATCAGCCCGATGGTTTTACCCGTTCGCGCCGGGCCCACAAACACCACCGCATCGTATTCACGCGATGCCAGGCAGTTCATCGGCTCAATCACATAGGGTGCCAGATCCGGATCCCAAGGAACTGAGTTTCCCGCCCCCATTGGCACGCGCATATAAGTACTGACCGCATCGGCCACCGGCATACGACGCGGGGCTCGTAAAATACCGGAAACATCGCGGCGGATGTCCCTGGCGGATGCCCGCTTTGCCATCAGTCCTCCTCAGGCTCTTCCTCCTCTTTTTCAGCGTCCTGCACCCTCTCAGCCATCTGGTCGCGCAGATCATCAATAACACTTTGCACACGAACTACCGCAGCAGGCGTTAAAGCACAGTCGCGCTCGAGCACATCCGGGAGGGTTTCAAGTACCATGACGACGGCTTTCGCCATCAATGAGAATTCTCGCGCCACTTCATCTGCGGGTATTAACTGCCCCGTATCCTGTTCGAACTTCAGCCTCTCGTTCTCTGCTTTCCAGTGGGACAGCCTGTCTGATGGGGGCATATCATCGATATTGGCCGAAACGGTAGGGATCATCAGTTCGGTCAGAATGTCGGTTACCAGATAGAGCTTTAACTTGCTGTTGCTGCCCGGAGCAGGTTCGACATTTTTCAGTCTCGCGGCAACCGTCTGACGGTGTACGCCGGTTATCCCTGCCAGCTGGTTGATATTGAGTTTTAAAGTGGCAATTTCCTGGTCCATGATGGTGAACACTTTTTGAACGATTCGACATCTTGCGAAAATGGCCTCTAATTAAATCAAAGACCTGCGCACATGATGATGATGACCTTGGATCCGAAAAACTAGCCGTTTCCCGCGAGCGCACCGCCCCGTGGCAGGCCACCCCACCGGGAGGACCCATAAAAAGGCCTAAGTAAATTCTTAATTCTTTCCGCTTACGCTTGCTGATCTCTGGCTGGATGCCAAGATATTCAAGACTCTGATGCGGAGAATGCCAACTCCAGGGAAACATCCATAAAAAGAGCAAATGAAACTGAGACTCTGGTAGCCCTCTTCGTGAGGGCATTTTTTTACAATGCTGCGCTTCGCTTGTTAAATATCGAGTCTTTTCTACAATTTAATGGTGCTTTGCTATGTCAGGTGAAGCCGTCGTTCAGCAATACCCGTGTGCTCAAGGACGAGCCATCCTAGTTTTTTCTTTCTATCTCTAACTGCCTTATGCCAGCGAAGTGATTGTTACCCTTCTCGATGACGGCCAGCAGCGGTTTAATCCACAAAACAGCCTGGCAATACGTCATTGAGCGGGCGGCAGCGGTACTATCATCGGCTGCGTCAGTTCCGTCGGTATCGGCGTGCATTGCGCTGGAACGTAAACGGTACGCGTATTCGAGCAGCCCACCAGCAATGTCAGTAGGAACAGGCAGATCACAGGTTTTTTCACGGTGGAGAATCTCCCGGTATTCGATTACGGTATCTTCGGTGCTGGTGTCGATCAGGGAATTAAGCCTGTTGGCATGTTCTGCAACCTGATTGAATCGATTGAAGTTGAATGCTTGGGTGGCGATCACCTGTCCCTGCAAAGAGTTGTCACTTCGCAGAATGTCTTTATCGCTCTGAAGGCTACTGGCGTCGGAGCAACTCTTAACGAGAGCGACCGAAAGGCCAGCAATAACGACAACGCCGATAAGTCCCGGATTAATTTTCATTGGTCGAGCCCCCAGCACGTCAACGCACTTTCCTGTTCGCGCCGCTCAACCTGCCCATAACAGCCATTCTTTTGGCCTTTAGTCAGGCGGCAATCACGTCCACCGTCCTTAATCCACCAGCGGATTGCTTCGCATGCCCCTTTATGGTCCCCTGCATTGATCCGCTTATAGAAGGTCGAAGGGAAACATTTACCGGGCCCAATGTTGTAAGGGCAGAAAGATGCGATCCCGGCTTTCTGTGGTTCGGTAAGCGGTACCGTAATATTGCGGTCAACCCACGCCAGAGCCTTATCCCGTTCGATGGCATTTACCTGGTGGCATTTCCCCTGCGTCAGCTTCATGCCCTCCACAACCGGTTTACCATCAACCATCGTTGCGCCGCGGCAAATAGTCCAGATACCACCGCCATCTTTGTAGGCCGTGAGGCTGTTACCCTCTTTTTCATTCAGAAACTGATCGAGAATGACGGATGCTGGCGCACCAGCGAGTACCAGCCCCAAGACAGCAGCACTCAATTTTGCTCTGGTTCCCATCAGTCACCTTCCTTTTGTAATGCCTCGACAACCACGCTTGCCGCAGCCGGACGTTCGTGAAGAGGTTTGTCACCAACGCCTTTCAGGTAGTCATTGACCATTTTTGTTCGCTTCTCATCCTCTTTACGCCTGCGGTGTGCATCTACACGCCCGTTAATGTAGGAGGCAAGCGAGATAAGCAAACCAGCAGCGCCAAAGAACATGAACACAAGATCCTGAGTGGTAAATCCAATGGCAGAAGCCAGAGCTGCTACCCACGCGAAGAACTGCGTGAAGATATTCCCTGAATCATTCATTTTCATTGTCTCTCACCTCGCTGTGTGCGGGTGCTATGTGGCGGAAATAAAAAAAGGCCGCCAGTTGGCAGCCTTAAAAATGACAAAGCCTACCAATTTTGGCAGGCTTTCGATGATTTAGTGGTGTGTAGTGAATGCCACAATTAACAGCTTACAAAAGTTTTTGCGTACGCGTTAATTTTTTTGTATTTTCATAAATACACAGCTAGTAACCCCTAAGTAGAATAAAAAAATGACTGCAGAAATAGCCGTTTTCAATAAGACCGCTGTAGCCTTAGCAGCAGATTCAGCTGTAACGATTTCAGGCGGTGGTAAACATAAAATTTATAATGGTGCAGAAAAACTTTTCGCTTTGACTAAACATCATCCAGTAGGATTGATGGTGTATGGAAGCGGCGACCTATGTACTGCCCCATGGGAGCTTGTCATCAAGGCATACAGGAAAGAATTAGGTTCTAAATGCTTTGACACACTTGAGGAGTACGCTGAGGATTTCTTCAGTTACCTGCAGTCTGCAGAAGCTGTAATTACATCCGGTATGCGTGATGCGCACCTCTATCACTTCTTAAGTGAAACTGTTTTTGGAATGCTGGTTGATGCTTTCTCCGAAGATCTCGATCCTGCTTATCTAGTAAACTTCGATGAACTTCAATTTGTGACAGATTTCACAAATTACTGCGGACAGTTGCTGACAAGATTGGAAGAAGTTGATTATTTGGATGGATTTAGTTCAGATGACGAACAAACAGCACTTAAATACACCTTAGCAGTCTCACAGCGTATTATTAGCCAAAAATTTAATGATTTCGCTCCCGCATCCATAACACCACAACTTACCAAAGTGGTTAGTGACGTATTAGCGGCCATGATTTGTAAGCAAAGTGATATAGGTTCTATCTCAGGGATTGTAATCGCTGGCTATGGTGATAAAGACTATTATCCCAAGGTTCTATCCTATGAGGTATGTGGTTTCTTTAACAACAAAATCAGGAAGACCACAAACGCTGATAAGTGTTGCATAACTCCAAACTGCGGTGTCACCCCCTTTGCTCAAGAAGATGAGGTTTCTGCTTTTATGCAGGGGGCAAGCTCCCATCTCATACAAAACCTTCATAATGAGTATCAGAGTTCGATCATTAATCTGCTGGATGGTATAGATACAGTAATCACAGATATGGTTCCTGCGACAGATCTCGAAGGAGCCAAAGAGGCTATAGTTAACGTAGTTCGTGGGACAGTCGCCGAGTGTAAAGCCCGTATAGATAGCTTTGTACGCGAAAACTATGTTGACAAAGTTGTTAATATGATCGAGTTTTTACCAAAGCAAGATCTTGCCTACATGGCTGAATCATTAGTTAATTTAACTGCTTTCAAGCGCAAGGTCTCCGACGACACCGAAACAGTAGGCGGCCCAATAGACGTTGCGATTATTTCTAAAGCAGATGGTTTTATCTGGGTAAAAAGAAAGCACTACTTTGCAAAAGAACTGAACCATCACTACTTTTCGCGGTCATAGAGACAAATGGATAAGGGGAAAAAAATGTCACTTAAGCAAGCTTATGAAAGAACACAGCCTAAAAGCGTTAACGATTTTTTCCATGTAAACGCTTCAGGGAAAACCAGGCGTAATGCTACAGGCAACTCTAACTTTTTCACCAAATTATACAAAGAGTTACCAGCGCAAGCATAAGGTTAAAAAAAGCCACCACGGTGGCTTTTTTTTATCCTACTATAACGATACTCATAACACCTTCCACAAAACCCAGCGCTGTTTGTAGTTCTTTCCTTATTGTTCCATCAGAACACTTTCTTTTTTTAGCAATAGCTCGCAGCGAGATACCAATCACGAAGTGAGCTATGATCAGCTCATATTCTTCTGGCTTGTGCTGCTTGAGACGTGCGACACAACCATCAATCATGATCCCTTCATCATCATCACATTGCAGGCGCGATTTCTTACCGTGCTGCAGTAGACCTTTAAAACCAGCAGCGATAGGCTGCCAGTCGACTCCACTGCTATCAGATGCAGCCCAGGCTCCCCAGCGGTCCATAACCTCGTACATGTCAGGCATTTTTCTCTCCAATGTCTTCGATAAGTATCATTCCGATCTCGCCCCATACTTTTGATGTCCGGGCGTCCCAAATGTGGGAGTCATCCTCAAACAAGGCGTCCAACAGAGATTTTGTTAAGTTGTCCAGATCGGGCTTTTGCTGATGGGGCTGGCCGTCCATAGCCGCGCGCTTTTTCTTGTTCCAGCTCTGCGGCATCGGCAAAACGAAGGTGATATGGGCGCCGTTCTCCGGCACCTGGATTCCATGAAGGCGGACTTCATCGCAAAACAGGCGATAGCGCATTACCGGCGGCCGCTGTTTCCATTTATCGCGGCGAGTCATGCGGGGTTTTCCGACTGGGTTAATGATGTATTTAGGCATCGGCGCCCTCGCCCAGCAGATATAGCACCTGCACCAGCAGCTCAGCTTCTGTGCCGTGCTTCATTTCCCAGGCGCGACGGCCAGCGTGAATCGCCACACCATAGCCGCCGTTGCGATGGTGCATATGGCACAGGGGAATTGATTTTCGATGGTCAGCGCGCTGGCTTGTGCCCTGCCCGGTTCGGATGTGGTGGATTTCCGCAGGCGTGTCGCCCAGGTTCTGATTTCTGCACACGATGCAGCCCAGTGCGGCCACACGCGAAAGATGGAGGCTATCTGCTTTCTTCATGCTGGACCACCAGCACAAGCAGAAACACCACACGTAACCGTGCGGTGAAGGTGATTTTGGGTAATACTCTGCGCCATTTTGATTCCTCAGGTTGGCGCAGTAATCAGTGGGTGTTCAGCCCGTTTGATTATTATAAATCAACACTTACGGCTTGAGAACCTTAAGGTCATTTCGCAAGGAGTTTAGGTTTACAACCCGGTCTTCATCACCCAGAACCTGGGATGAAAGTCTGTCACCTTCCCGGCGAATCAGTGTGCGCAAGGCATTACTGGTCACCAGATAGTCGGTGATTTCACCATCGCTAAGACATAAAACAAGCAGTCCGTCTTTGGTGAGACCGGCGGCAAATTCATTCAATTTCATGGGCACATCCCTAAAATGGATTTCCCCTTGCGGGGGCGGTCCTTTTCTCCCTGCATGCTGATTTCATTAAGGGTTCCGCTAACCAGACGTCTAATAGGTTAGAAAGAGCAATTTCGTTTAATTGTTCTGTCTAACCGATCGGCAATCAATACACAGGAAGCAGTCGTTGTTTGCTAAATAACCGGCCTGTCATCAGTGTCAGTTATTTTGTTTAGCAGGTGAGTTACAACACCAAGCACATCGGCATCATCAAGCGCATCACCTTCAATAGCCTCACCATCTGTTGTGATAAGAGCTTTTCCCTGCACTGTGGTAAGGTCCAGTCTTCCGCAGAAACAAATCAGCACTATGTCGCCAACGCCAGGCATTCTGGCAACATTTATTATCACGAACCCGGCTGGTGTTTCGATTGTTCGGCAATTGCAGTCGTTGCCGAAAATGTTGGCGAGTGAGATTGTCTGTTCTGCATAGTCTGCTGCTGATGATGGATAACCCATGATAGCCACCCCTGACAATTAACTGTATATTTATACAGTAACCCTATGTGCACAAATGATCAATGCCTTAAGAGCACAAATTGCCTGTTACTTGTCAGCAGGATAAATCAGAATCCAATTTAATTATTTGAATTTAATAGATTTATCAATTAATTATGACTTCCATCTGACATAGCTAAGGTAGATTTTCGCCTATCAAAGGCAAAGCAAACTACGAAGGGATTGCATCGAATTCACGACCTCAAACGGTTTTCGACCATTTCTGTCGCTGTATAAAAAGTAACAAAAAACCTCCCTTAAGGAGGTTTTTAATTTTCGCGAAGTGTTTAATGCCCTAAGCGTTTAACTGTAACTGCCATAAGGTTGATTAAGGCAACTGCTACACTCCCTAATGTGCCTAAAGCAACGTTACTCATTTCAACTATACCCAACCCAAGAAGAATAAAAAGGACCAAGCATGTCAATATGGTTAAACAAAAGACACATAAAAGCAGTGAAACAAAAAGCCTAAAGAAAAGACTTTTTTTATAATGTCGCATTTAAGTCCCCTTAAATGCGCAGAAGTCACCGGAGTTGTTCAGGCTCCGATAACATTATTATGGCGGGTTGATGATGGAAAATCAAATAAGAAGATTCATGCTTCATAAACAGAATCGTTCGCAGCAGTAATACGACTTTTAATCGACAGCCCTGTGAAGCAATTAGTCATTGAGCACGTCTGCCACTTATGCCAAAGCCCGCCATTTATGGATACTTCTAATATGTCGTCATTCCCTTTAATCCTGACCCCCTCATACAGCATATCAAGTCGCTCAATCACTAATCCTCCCGGTACTTCCATCCTGATTACAAGGGCAAACTCTCCGGGTGCGCTGCGTATCGTGATTCTTGCTCCAATACACTCTACATCCCAATTGTCTGTTTTGGCGTGCCACTCATTCTCATGGATAAGAAGGGTTTCCTGGCCGATGGAATTACAAAATACGCCCGATAGGAGCATTGGCCCACTGGGATGTTCGGAGGGTTTTACAGATAATATTGGCTGCTCATTAACGACAATCAAATGCTGGCAGTTATGAAACTTGACCCCTGCGAATTTGACTGTTATCGGCGCATTATGAAAATCAAACATTTCACTTGCAAAACCCTCCTGCCTGCACTTCGGGTTACGATCAGCCATTTCAACCGTATGCGCAGACAGCCTTCCGCGCGCTCGTTTTTGATTACACTGCGAGCAAAGAAGCGTCATGCCCTTCGGGTCATGAACTTTTGCATCCACAAAGTCAGGTTTAAAATGCTCGTAGTCATAAAAACCAAACCCGCAAATCACACAGCCAAAACCACATCGCCGCCTAACTTCTCGCTTAACCTCTTCAGGAATGTAGCGTGATAGACCGTGTTTGTTTTTTCCTTCCATAATTGGACCAATAAAAATGAGATAATTCTTACTCTATCAGAACATATCATAATTGTGTGGGCTTGCTTACAACCTCCCCCTTTTTTTTGGGTGAGTTCTCACTCTAAGGCGTCACATCCTACTAGAATGAGACCTCCGACAACTGCACGGGTTGGGTACTTTTCCCCCTCAGTCCACCAGCCCTTGGTGTCATTTGTGCATTTGAGAAGTAATAAATTGCTCACTTTGCCCCCACCAACTCTTTCCACTTTTCTTGAAGCAACTGCCTGGCCGCTGCCACTCCATCGGGTGGGAAAGAAAATCCCGCGCGGATGCCTGGGCAACCGTTCGAACAACGGACCTCTGCGGAACCCCAGTTCATTCCGCGGCTGCGAACCTTCAGTGCAGGAGACATGCCGCATTCAGGGCATTTCGGTAAATCAGTCATTTCCCAGCCCCTGCAGCAGATGCTTGTGGCGGCGCAGCTCGCGAACGGCCCCCTGCAGACGCAGCAGGTTTGCCAGCTTCGCTTTCGTGCGGCGGATTTCTGTCGAAATATAGCGCGATGAAGGAATAATCAGATCATCCGGACGGCTGGCGAAAGCCGGGATATCCCCAATAATTTCTTCCAGGGTTTTGCTTTCCGGTACCGATGCGGCTTTGACTTCCGCTGCTGCGGGCTCCTGCAGCTCTGGCTGTATTGCCGGGTCCCCCGCCAGGCTCCAGGTGATGTTTTTCCCGTCCACATGGCGCAGTACCAGACCGTCCTTGCACATTGCACCCAGCGAAGCATTCAGGGCTCGCGGGCTTTTACCCAGCTTTTCAGCGACCTGATTGGCGCTCATAGCTCCCTGGCCCTGCATTGCTGCCAATACCCTCTCCACCAGCGCCGATGGCTGCTTGGGTCTGATACGCTTCGGCTGATGCTCCTTCGCGGTACCGACCGACCATGACCCATCGAAGAAATCGCACAACCCCTCTTCCTTCTGCTCGCGAAGCATTTTCAGTGCCTCTACGGGCTCGATATCCAGGCGGGCTGCTACATCGAGGTAGGTTGCTTTACCCATTGCTTTCAGTGCGTCGATTACTGATTCCATAATTTTCTCCTCAAAATTCACTTAACAGGTCTCAGGTGGCTAACGTTTCCGCGATAGCTCTCCCAGTCAAAGTTCACCCAAATGCCGTTATCCATGCGCAGGCGATCAATAACCCTTTCACCTAGGGTTTCTACCAGCGCGTCGTAATTCAGGTTGGTCAGAACGCCAACTGGGTGCATAGCGGCCAGCCGGCGATCGATAATCTGGTTCAACAAAACTTTCTCGCCGCGGCTGTCACGCTGAATGCCTACTTCGTCGAGCACCAGCAAATCCACTTTGCAGAGGTCATCCAGCAGCGCGGCTTCAGAACGCCCTTCGTCATAACAGGCCCTGGCGCGCAGGGTCAGGTCCGGCACGGTCACAATCAGAACCGTTCGCCCCTGTTTCAGCAGATAATTTCCGATCGCCGCTGAGAGGTGGTTTTTCCCCGTGCCGGGCTTGCCGGTGAAAACGAAGCTCGCAAAGCCGGTTCCAAAATTTTGCGCATAACTCTTTGCCATACTCAGGGCATGGCGCTGTCCATCGCCGTTCACCGTGTAATTCGCGAAACTGCAGCTGCGGTGCAGGTTCTGGATCCCGGATCGCCCGAAAATTTTCTCTGCTCGTGTCTGCTGGTTGAGTTTGTCCACCTCAGCCGCACGTTTCTGCCCTTCCTCACGCTGCCAGGCCATCAGTTCTGCAGCGTTCTTGAATTTGGGTTCTACGCCTTGCGGAATTACGCGGCGAAGGCGATCGAGAATGGAACCTGCGTTTTGCATGCTTACCCCCTGAATCCTGGCGGAACGGTGTTATCTGGACGGGAGATCTGATTGATATCCCGTCCACCAGCCTGGTGATGCCCTGTGCCCGGTGCCGACAGGCGGATAATCAGGTCATCCCATTTTTCGCGGAGTTTGGCCGGGCATTTAACCTGGCGAACCCAAAACGTATCGCTCTGAACGCGCTTGAACATTTCACAAATTTGCTTGTGGCTACGGCCATCAAGGGTGCGCATCAGACGAACGTCATTCGCCCAGACCGTCCAATTCGGCTCTTTCGGACGAACGATCTCGCCGTCAAAGGTTGCGGCCTCCTCGTAGAGTTTCAGCACGCGCTTCCAAATCCATTGCGCACAGGTCAAATCTTCCTGGCTACCCCACTGGCGTTTCGCAGGGCTACAAACCACTGCTTCCGGGTGACGATTTAAAAATTCTGCTTTTGAAATCTTCCCGTCGGACTGCGAAGCATCCGGACGAGAATTATTTTCTGGTTCTTTGACTGGTTCAGAAGAGTGACTGATTCTGGGTGAATCTCCTTCACTATCCCCTGATGAACGAGCTGCACCATCTGGTGAATTTCCTGCACCAGCCCCTGGTGAATTTGCTTCACCATCCTGGTGAATCTCCTGCACTACCCTCGCACTGGTATTTGCACCGCTCAGGGTTAGTCGGTAGAAATTGCTGCCATTGCCTTTCGGCCCCGATCTGGTCTCTTTTCGCATCAGTCCAGACTCGCAAAGCGCGGCAACATGATTCATGACGGAACGACGGCTAATCTCACACTGATCAGCGATATGCTGATAGCTCGGCCAGCATTCGCCCTGGTCACTTGCGTTATCGGCCAGCTTAAGCAGGACCAGCTTACGAAGCGGGTTTCCTACCTTGACCTTCATCGCCTGAACCATCAGTTCCATGCTCATAGAACACCTCGATACAGCTGAACTAGGCTACGTTTGAACAAGCTGAAACCAGCTTCACTTTGACGCCGACCATCTGCGCCAGCGCGTCGATAGCTTCCAGAGTCTCGCGGCGGATTACCGGTTGCGGTTTACCGGTGAACACCGCATTGGTGGCTTCGATACACTCTTTGTTAACCCTTGCCGCCCGGTAGTGCATGCAGTCCTTCTGCGCCAGTTCGTTATCGATGGCGGTACGGATGGCATAGCTCAGGGCTTCAGCCTGTTTCAGGTAGTTAGGCGTATCGTTGCGGAATGCACGCTGAATAATCTGCTTGTTGTTGTGCAAGCGCCGCGCGTACTCGTCAGGGTCCGTCACGTTATCCAATGGCTGAAGCAGATCGCCAAAGTGATGCGGGGTTATCAGCTGCGTGACTGTCTTCCAGCCCTTTTCCTGCGCCCAGGACTCCAGCTCACATGCAAGTTTTTTGATTTCCATCAGTCAGTATCCTCCTGAACTGTTGTGTTATTTTTTGGCTTGTAATCAGGCCAAATTTCAGCCCAATCGCTTGGCCGCATTTCAGAACGAGAAACCTTTCCATCGGTAAAGGTTTCGATAACGATGCATCGACTCGGCGAAATAGCAGCCCGCCCCGTTGCAAGTTGGGAGAGGTAAGATTTCGATATCCCAAGGTGTTGCTCCAGCGCCTTGCGGATCTTTGGCCCACCGGCTTTCAAAAAGTCATTGAGTTGCATAATTGCTCCTGTGTGTTGAGTTGTAAGTTTATAAACCACTAAACATCAATGTCAAGTTTTTGCTTGTTTAGAAATTACTAATCAAAATGACTGCATGGACACAAAAGAAATCAGGCGTAAGCGCCTAGCGGCATGGTTTTCCAGCAGAACCCTGCCGGAGAAAGAGAAGAGCTACCTTTCACAGCTGATCAACGGCAAAGCGTCGTTCGGCGAGAGAGCTGCGCGCCGTATTGAACGAGATTACGGCATGGCTCCTGGTTATCTTGATGAAGAACCTATGGGTGAAGAGATAAGATCCCCTCGTCCATTTGACGCGCGCCATGAAGAACTGCTAGACCTTTTCGACAGCCTTGCTGAATGGGAAAAAGAGCAGCACATGGTAAACCTCAGGGCCCAAGTTAACTCCATAGACAATGAGCTCAAGGCAAGGCTTAAAGGCAAGAGCAAACAAGAAATCCTTCAGATGCTCAAAGACCTCGAAATAGACTAACTCCCCTAAAGACCGCCTGTTGCGGTCTTTTTTTTCTCCAAATTCAACCACTTCCAATTTTTCACGCCTTTTTGTTTACTATTAACTTTACATGTTGGTTTATTTGTTTATAAACTTAGACCAACAAAACACGCAGTAATCAGTAAACGTTCCGCCTACCCGGCGATAAGGGTGAAGAGGAGATAGGTGATGGAAAGAAGATTCATGATTTATCAGCGCCGCGATGGTTTTCAGATCGCAGAAGAAGCAACTGGGACCCGCCTTGCTAACGGAATGGACATGCTGGCCCGTCCGAACAAATCAGCAGACTGGTGCTTTGCTGCATTTAATATCGATCTCACTGACGGGGAGGATGGTTACGAACTGGTAGGTGAAGAGTCGATTGATTGTTCGGTTGCCCCTGCGCAAATGACCGAGTTCGTGGATGGTGTGATGAAAATCACCAGCACCTTCGCAGAAGAACTTGATATGGGAGAGGCCCACGCCGAAGCTCTGGAAATCAACGCAGCAATCGACAGTATGATCGAAGCCCGGCAGCAAATCGCAAATAAAGAACCCGATTTTTTACAAGAAACCTGGGATCTGGTTCGTCTCGGGAATTCTTACAAAGAAGCAGGCCGTGAATGGTACCGCTGGGCAAAAGCTACAGCTCTCCGACTATGGGAAAGCAGTTTGGCTCCGCGTCAAAGACTTCAGGCGCAATGAGATTTGATCGCTTGGCGGTATATGCGTTCCCGTGGTCCATGCTTATACCGCCCTTTTTATTGTTAATTGCAAAGTGGAGTATTCAGAAATGGATAAAACACAATTAACACCAGAACAACAAATTGCATGGGCGCAAGGAAAGCTCGTCACTTCAGTATTTCTTCGTGATGTTGCCGGATGCCATGCTGCCTGGAAAGTATTACGAAAATACAGGAATTTCGTCGTGCATCGCCAACCTCATCAGGAATGGCGAAATAGTCTAAAAGTAATTTAATTTTACCAACTCAAACCTATGCCTTAAATGGCAGGGATTTTCACACCCTGAACCATGGAGTTAGAAATGAAAGTAAGCGTAACAACTGTTGAGCTAAATCTGGCTGTCGTAAATAAAGAAATTGCCACTTTTAATATTAACGGTGCTATTTCAGGCGTGGTTCATTTGCCATCGTCAGGCCCTGTTACCGTTGTGCTTGACGGTGGCTACGTGCTCGGTGAGTTTCATTGCCCTCTTTGCGCTGTTAAGCACATTAGCTTCCTGTCTGTGAATTTCGCAGAAGCGCAGCAATCCTGTGGTATGTCCTATTACGATCACAAACGCCAACAACTTAACTGATATGGATGACATCATTTGTCATTGCGCTGTTTGCTGTCACGAATATAAACAATCGGAAATGCATGAAAGGAAAACAGACATATACCCATTTAAGCGCACGATTTATTTATGTGAGCAATGCAATGAAAAAAGAGAGAGGCGTGACGCGTTAAAAACTGTAAAACGCGTTATTCGTAAAACATATCGCTAAACATCACCCCCAAAAAATTTAAGAGGTAATTATGTCTATTGAATTAAAAACTTTCGGCGGTGCTTATTTCCCGAAAGATAAAGCATTAAAAAAACATTCGGATTTAAAACCGCTTGCCACAGCTGTTAATGCGGCCACAAAAGCCATTGCTGAAGCCGTTATTTTCGGCAAGCTGGCAGCAGAACATCCAGAACACATTGACGATTTCTTCAAAGTAAAGATCTGGGAGCACCGCGAAGGTTTACCGTGCCCTGAGCTTGATGTGTTCTCACCTGATTTTTTCGACACAGTGGCTATCTGGAATGTAAATGCAGGTGAACCAGCTGCGGCGCCACAGCCTGAATCTGAAGAAAAGACGGAATGGGACGACAACAAGGCACAGGAAGAAATTAAAATCGTTGCGCAGCTCGACCAGTCATCCCGCGCAGCTTGTCTGGCACTGTTCGGCCCGGTCCCTGGAATCACTTCAGCGCAGTACGGCCAGATCGTCGATCTGAAGAATGATGATGAACCCAGCTTTGCCCGCGAGCTGGCCGAAGCACTAGCCAAAGAAACACGATCACTGGCACTGGCACCGGAACGGCAGGAGCAATTACTCGCCTGGGTACGTGAGAACACAAAAGAATCTGCACAGTGGCCGGACATTAAAAAGCAGATCACTAAATGGATCGATACGCCGATTGATAAGCGACCTCAGCCTGTTAGCACTAACACCGAAGAAAACCGCACGGACACTGACTCCACTCTGGGCGGAGGAAACAAGACAGACCGTAGCCCGGATCTGGCACACAACCTGTCTACGCTCAAGATAGAGGTTGCTGTTGCGATTCTGGGCATGTACGACGAGATCGATATTTACGGGATCCCGAACAGATTATTTATTCCGGCGAAAGCCATGGCCGAAGCAGAACAGGACCCCCGCTTTACTGCATGGTGGAAAAAACTGCGCGGCACCCCCGGTATTCTGGATTATTCCCGGGCAGCCATCATCGCCTTGATTAAATCGGCTCCGGAAGAACTCTGGATAGATCCTGTCGCGCTGCGCGAGTACATCAATCGCGAGTTGGTTGAATTTGACCACGCGCACCCAGATCAGAAAACGGTTGATGCGGCTTGCCGCCCAAAATCCCGCGCCACCCCTGAGGTAAACGAAAATGATGAAGCCAAACCGCCTGTACCTGGCGAAACTCAGCCACCAGCAGTTTGCCCTGCCAAAGCTGCGCAGCTCGACAAAGAACTCAATGAGGCATTCGCTCAGAGCTCCGCGCCAGTGCAGCAGCCCACGGACCAGCCAAAGGTGGAGAACCTGGGTGGAGGCGTCTTCTCTGTCGATGCATTGATAAATACCCACTCCTCAAATGAAGTCGAAAAACAGGAAGTGCCACCAGCTCAAGACGATCGCGGGGCACCAGACGAGCGCGAATTTTCGATTTTGCACGCACTAAATGACCTGATTTCTGGCCGCACAAACATCATGGGGAAAGAAGAGGCAGAGGGAGTGGTGGCGTGCACCGGCCAGCTCGTTTCCGATGTTATCCCGCTACTGATGGAAGATATCACCGCCACAGAATTTTGCTTGTCTCCTGATTTCACCGACGAGGAGATCCACGACGTCGCCACCACCATGCTGGATAGCTGGTCCGACGATATTAGCGTTCGTCAGAAAATCGCTCTTGATGCAATCGTGGAATACCGCCGACCAGAACCACCAAAAGCTGTCGTGCTCGATCCGCCGGCAGTTACTGCAAAGCCGAAAGCAGAGACCGAACCTGCACCTGAAACAAACACTCCGCTTTCTTCTGTTACCTACCTGCAGCAGCTGACCATTGCAGCGCTGCAGGGCTTATGTTCCAACCCGGCATATTGCAATCAGTATGAGGAATTACCGGCTATGGCCGCCGGGCTTGCACACAGCGTTATCAACCATCAGGAAGGCTCCTGTGCGTCTGATTAACCGTAGCAAGGGAGATAGCATCGGCGGGCCAGCATGCGCCGCCGCGCTCAAATGCCATTTTGAGAAATATGGCGAGCATGGCCGCAGTGACAAACAGACTTTTTACACCATCAAGATCCAAGGGAGAAAAATTACGGTTGAGGTTGTTAACCGCCCCCGTAGTTACGTGGCCACGGCAATGACCGGAGCCAGGCATCTCCGGTGCCTCCCTGGCCTTGGTCGGTGATTTTTGACAATCAATATACTATCTGCCGCTGCGGTATCGTGGCGGCGTCATGGAGTTAAGCATGGCGCAAATCATTTTCGATGAAGAGTGGATGGTGGCGGGAAAGCTAACTGAGAAAACGGGGCTGGATGACAGGCAAATAAAAGCTTATCGCCTCGGATGCTGGATCGAAGGGGTTCATTTTAAGCGAGTACCCGCGGTACCCGGTGGAGAAAGCAAACGGGCTTTGGTCTGGTACAACTTTCCGCTGATTAATAGATTTATTCAGGAAGCATGATGAACTTTCCAACCGGAGTTGAACTTCACAACGGAAAAATCAGGATCACATTTACCTATCGCGGCATTCGCTGCCGCGAAGTTCTGCGTGGCTGGGTGGTTAACAGCAGCAACATCAAGAAGGCGGGAAACCTTCGCGCGGTGATCGTGAGTGAAATCCAGTTCGGCCAGTTCGACTACGCTGCGCGCTTCCCTGAATCGAAGGCTCTGAAAAAGTTCTCATCAACAAAGCGGATCACGACATTTAAAGAGCTGAGCGAATTTTTCATTGATACAAAGGCACTGGAGGTGTCGGGGGCTACACTGCATTCACTCACATCTGCAGTTAACACGCTGAAACGTGTTGTGGGAGATAATACGCCCCTGGCTGATATTCAGCACGCCGATATTCTGAATTACCGCAAAGAACTGCTGACCGGCAGCGTATTAAACCCATCAATGCCTAACCTGGTTAAAAAGGGACGCGCGCCCTCAACAGTCAATAAACAGATGGCGGTTTTATCAGAAATGCTGAAGCTTGCTAATAGAAGTCAGTTTATATTACACGCTCCTTATGAGGGCGTGTCCAGGCTCAAGCTATCTAAGGCAGACCCCGATCCGCTTCTACTTCATGAGTACCAGGCACTTATTGCCGCCCTTCCCCGAAAGCTGGCTTTGATCATCATTGTAGCCGTCCATACGGGAATGAGGCCCGGCGAGATTTGTGCTCTGGCATGGGAGGATATCGATCTGAGAAAAGGTGAAATTCACGTATCAAGAAGCCTGACGAACAAACGGGTATTTGTGCCGCCGAAAACAGATGCTGGTATACGAACGATCACGCTGCTTAAGCCTGCACATGATGCGCTGCTGGAGCAGTTCGAAATCACAGGCAATAGCCCAAGACAGCAGATCATTTTCCATCACCGTGAAATCGGCAAAACCGAGCCACAAAATCTGCGGTTTGTGTTTTCCCCGGAAAAGAAATCGTCAGTGAATGAGAGCTTTTTTTCCAAAAACTCGATTTCGTATGGATGGAAACGAGGCACTAAACTTTCGGGAATACGTGAGAGAAATCCTTATCAGTCCCGACACACATACGCGTGCTGGACACTTATGGCCGGTGCTAACCCTTCATTTATCGCCAGCCAGATGGGCCATGAGGATGCGCGTATGGTGTATGAGGTTTATTCGAAGTGGATCGGCGATATGAACCAGGACCAGGTCAACATGCTGAACAATCAGATGCCGACAGCTTTGCCCCCAGGACGCCCCCAAGGTATTGGGAGTATTAAAAAAGTCATTTAATTTCATGATGCTGGTTTCAAACTACATAATCAGCGTTAAACTATTCATACCATTCATATAGGGAGAAAAGATGATGCGCGTACTGGTTGTTGAGGATAACGCATTGCTACGCCATCACCTGAAGGTTCAGCTTCAGGAGATGGGACATCA